TGGCATGTCGCGGAAACGAGGGGAGGGGGCATGTCGGGCACCACGCATGACGGGCCGGACGCCGTCGCGCCCGGGCGCACGCCGCCGGATGCGCCCCTGCGCAAGCGGGGGCGGCGAAAGCAGCCGGTGCATCTGTCGGCGCCGGCGTGGAAGGCGGCACGGCTTCTCTATGAGGATGGGGCGGCCGACTTCGACGCCATCGCGGAAAAGGTCGGGGTGACGCGGGCAACCGTGATCCGCCGGGCGAAGACCGAGGGCTGGGTGCGCCAGGGCGATCTTCGCGATCTGATCGACAGCGGCGACGCGCGCGGGCTGACCCGGATGGTGGCGCGGCTGACGGCGGCCTTCGAGGCGCAGATCCGCGCCGTCGAACTTCAGTTCAGGAAGGTCCGCGAGGGTGCGGAGAACATGACTGAAATCGCCGATGCGGCAAGCGTCGAACGCAATGCCCGCACGCTCGGCAGCCTGGCCAAGACGCTCGACATCCTGATCGAGCTGAGAAGCGGGCTCTCGGGGCTCGAACCGCAGGAAAGGGACGAGGATGCACTCAGGCGAGAGCTTGCGCAGCGCCTTGATCGACTGCGCCGGAGCGGGCCGGCTGCCGGAGTTCCTGGCGGGACTCGGCCCGGCTGAACTGGGGTTTCTCCGCCACGACTGGGACCTGTGGGCGCATGCCCACCAGCGTCCGCCACCGGGCGACTGGCGGCTGTGGCTGCTGATGGGCGGGCGCGGCGCCGGCAAGACGCGGGCCGGGGCGGAATGGCTGCGGGCCTGCGTCAAGGCGGGTGCCGGACGCATCGCGCTCGTCGGCGAGACACTGCTCGACGCGCGCGAGGTGATGATCGAGGGCGTTTCGGGCCTGCTTGCCGTTCATCGCGAGCAGGAGCGGCCGCAGTGGCTGCCCTCGCGCCGCAGGCTGGAGTGGCGCAACGGCGCGGTGGCGCAGGTGTTCTCCTCCGAGGACCCGGACGCCCTGCGCGGACCCCAGTTCGAGCTGGCCTGGTGCGATGAACTGGCGAAATGGCGTCACCCGCAGGAAACCTGGGACATGCTGCAATTCGGCCTGCGGCTGGGCGCGCATCCGCGCCAGTTGGTGACGACGACGCCGCGGCCGATCCCGCTGCTGAAGCGGCTGGCGGGCGATCCGGCGACGCGTGTCGCGCGGGCGGCGACGGAGGCGAATGCCGCGCATCTGGCCAAGGGCTTCGTTACCGCCGTGCGCGGCCGCTACGCCGGAACGCGGCTGGCGCGGCAGGAACTCGACGGCGAGATCGTCGACGAGCGCTCCGGCGCCATGTGGAGCCGCGACCGGCTGGAGGCGGCGCGCGCCGATGCGGCGCCGGGGCTGGTGCGGATCGTCGTCGCCGTCGACCCGCCGGCAAGTTCGGGGCGCAAGTCCGACGCCTGCGGCATCGTCGCCGCCGGGATCGATGCGGCTGGCATCGTCCATGTGCTGGCCGATGCCAGCGTTGCCGCCGCGACGCCGGCGCGCTGGGCCCGCGCCGCCGTCGCCCTGTGGCGGGAGCTGGAGGCGGACTGCCTGGTCGCCGAGGTCAACCAGGGCGGCGAGATGGTGGGCGCGGTGATCGCCGGCGTCGACGCGGGCGTGCCGGTGAAGCCGGTGCGGGCGCGGCGCGGCAAGTGGCTGAGGGCCGAGCCGGTCGCCATGCTCTACGACAAGGGACGCGTGCGCCATGTCGGGGCCTTCTGCGAACTCGAGGACGAGATGACGGACTTCACCAGCGAGGGGCTGTCGAACGGCCGCTCGCCCGACCGGCTCGACGCGCTGGTCTACGCCGTCCACGAACTGGCGCTGGGCACGCGCGGCGAGCCGCGCCTGCGCCACGTCTGAGCGGCGGAAGCTCAGGCTGAACTTCAGCAACTTGAATCGGTTTCGCAAGCGCCCGGGCATCGCGTCGGGCGGCGGAATCATTTTCTCGGATTTTCAGGAAAAAGGATTCCCGATCATGGGCTTGCGATCCATGTTTGACTCGATCCTGCAGCGTCCGCGCGAGGCCAAGGCGTCACGCGCGGCGCCGCTGCTGGCGCTGCAGGGGACCGGCCGGCCGGTGTGGACGCCGCGCGACTACGCAGCGCTTGCCCGCGAGGGCTATGCGCGCAACCCGGTGGTCAACCGCTCGGTCAGGATGATCGCGGAAGCCGCCGCGAGCGTGACCTACACGCTCCACGAAGGCGAGCGGGAGCTGGACCGGCACCCGCTGCTGTCGCTGCTTGCCGCGCCCAATCCGGCGGCCTCCGGCGCGGCCTTCCTGGAGGAGGTCTACGGCCACCTGCTTGTCGCCGGCAATGCCTATGTCGAGGCCGTCTCCATCGACGGCACCCCGCGCGAGCTTCATGCGCTCCGGCCCGACCGGGTGCGCGTCGTGCCGGGGCGCGACGGCTGGCCGGAGGCTTTCGACTATACCGTCGCGGGGCGCACGGTGCGCTTCGCCGCCGTCGAGCCGGGTGGCCGGCCGCCGGTGCTGCATCTCAAGGTCTTCCATCCGCTCGACGACCACTACGGCTTCGCCCCCATCGAGGCGGCGCAGGTGAGCCTCGACCTGCACAACGCGGCCGGCGCCTGGAACAAGGCGCTGCTCGACAACGCCGCCCGCCCCTCCGGCGCGCTGGTCTATGGCGGCGGCGACGGAGCGAACCTCTCCGACGAGCAGTTCGAGCGGTTGAAGAAGGAACTGGAGGAGGGCTACCAGGGACCGCGCAACGCCGGCCGGCCGCTGCTGCTGGAGGGCGGGCTCGACTGGAAGCCGATGGGGCTGACGCCGCGCGACATGGACTTCATCGCCGCCAAGAACCAGGCGGCGCGCGAGATCGCGCTCGCCTTCGGCGTGCCGCCGATGCTGCTGGCGATCCCGGGCGACAACACCTACTCGAACTTCCAGGAGGCCAACCGCGCCTTCTGGCGCCAGACGGTGCTGCCGCTGGCCGCCCGCGTCGGCGAGGCCCTGGCCCGCTTCCTGACGCCGGCGGGCGAGGCGGGGCGGCACATGCCGCTGGTGCTGCGCCCGGATCTCGACCGGGTGGAGGCGCTGGCGGCGGAGCGCTCGGCGCTGTGGGAAAGGGTCGGGCGCGCCGCCTTCCTCACCACGGCGGAAAGGCGGATCGCCGTCGGCTACGGCCCCGCGCCTTCCGCCGACGACCCGCAGACCCTGCCCGCCGATGGCGTGGGGGAAGCGGAGGCCCGGGCATGATCGAGCCTCTCGGCCTTGCGCCCGCCGCCCGGCTTCTGGCCGGCGGTGGCGATCTCGCCCATCTGGTGCTGCTGCTGTGGGCGAGTTCCGCCTCCAGCCTGCTCGTCTGGGCGCTGCGCGAAATGGCCCGCGCCAACCGTCGCTTCGACGATTTCGTCGAGGCCATCGCGCGGCTCAACCGCATCTTCGCCGAGTTCGACGACTGACGGACGCGGCCTTTCCCTTCTGTCCACCGACAATCCGGAGACTGTCATGACGCGACCCGAAAGGGCCGGCGCGGCCGATCCCGCGCGCCCCAACCGTCCCGCTGAAGTGCCGCCGGCGCCGCCTCGGCACCGGGCGGTCTTCGCCTGTTTCACGCACCGCCTCGGGGCGCTGATGCGGCGGCTCGACCTGGACGCGACCGCATGAGCGCGGCATCCGCGCATGCGGGCGAGGGCACGCGCATTTCCGGCTATGCGAGCCTCTTCGGCGTGCCCGACGATGCCAGCGACGTGGTGGTGCGCGGTGCCTTTCGCCGCAGCCTCAACGAACGCGGCATCCAGGGCATCCGCATGCTCTGGCAGCATGATCCCGGCCGGCCCATCGGCATCTGGGACGAGGCGCGCGAGGACCGGCTGGGCCTGCGCATCACCGGGCGATTGCTCGCGGGAACGGCGGCCGGGCGGGAGGCGGCGGTGCTTGTCGCCGCCGGCGCGCTCGACGGCCTGTCCATCGGCTTTCGCACCCGCTCCGCCCGCCGCGACCCGGCGACCGGCCTGCGCCGGATCTTCGACATCGACCTCTGGGAGGTGTCGCTCGTCACCTTCCCCTTGCACCCGGGCGCGCGCATCGACGTGCCCGGGCCCCGTCGGCCGGCCCCGACCGGCGTCCTTTCCTGAGCCCGCACACGGAGTGAACGACATGACCCGACACAGTGCATCCGCCGCGACCGGCGCCGGCGCCCGCATGGCGCCCGCCACCAAGGCAACCGACCCGCGCGACGACGGCGCCGACAGCCGCCCGCCGCGTGCGCCGGAAGCCAAGTCCGCGCCCGGGCGGGAGACAAAGGCGGCCACCGCGCAGGAGCCGTCGCGCCGCGAGATCGACGACATCCGCGCCACCTTCGCCGCCTTTCGCGAGGTCAACGACGAGCGGCTGTCGGAAATCGAGGCGCGCGGCGTGTCCGATCCGCTGATGGGCGAGAAGCTCGCCCGCATCGATGCGGAGCTTGATCGCCAGCAGGCCCGGCTCGACCAGATGGCGCTGAAGGCCGCCCGCCCGGCGCGTGGCGGCCGCGAACACGGCGACGCCGGCTCGCCGGCGGCCACGGGCGAGCACCGCGCGGCTTTCGCCGCCTACATGCGCAAGGGCCAGGAGGAAGGCCTGCGCACGCTGGAGGCCAAGGCGCTTTCCGTCGGCTCCGACCCGGACGGCGGCTATCTGGTGCCCGACGAGACCGAGACGGCGATCCTGACGCGCATGGCCTCCGTCTCGCCGATCCGCGCCATCGCCGGCACCCGACAGGTGTCGGCGAGCGTCTTCAAGAAGCCCTTTTCGGTGGCCGGGCCGCAGGCGGGTTGGGCGGCGGAGGTGGCGGCGCGTCCGCAGACCGGCACGCCGACGCTTGCCGAACTCTCCTTCCCGACAATGGAG